TAGTCAACCCAACGAGTAAGGCCAGTAACACTACTAAGTGCCCTAGCCCTCCATCGGTGTACTCCATTCATGCTGTTTAAGCGTGAAGGAAAAGTCATAGGGATCATTTGTCTATCCTCTTTATTTAATCATTAAGGACTCTGCCTGTCTACGCCTAGTCAAGCCCTTGAGCACTCTACCGGATGCTTTGTTCCACTTCAAACATTCTGTAGCAGCACCTTCCCAGTCCTTAGCATCTATACGCTTCTTGAAGGTACTGATACGGTAGTTACCTGTACCACAGTTGTAGACCCATGATAGAACCGCTGCAATGCGTCTAGGAGGCTCTGTAACCAGTTTAGGGGATAGGAGTACCAAGGCATCGTAAAAGTGGCTTAGATGGGCTTCTAGGGCCTTCTGTGCACGTTCCTGAGTCCATACAGTTCCTTCTACGATGTCAGGGCCTGTAGATCCCCATCCAATAGTCCAGGGATCACCTCCAGAGCCAGGATCAGGATACGCTGTGCAGTCACCGTTTGGTAACCGTTTAGCGTATCCCTCAAAGGGCTTTACTAGTACGTCAGCGCATAAGGCTATTACTTCCTTCTTATCTGCTGTTCTGTAAATCTGTTCAGGATATTCTCTACGTGGTTTGTAGGCTTTTAACAGATTGTCTAAGAAAGCCATTATCGTCTTTCTAGGGTCCGGCCCACGAACCAGAACGTAAGCACCATGTTCAGTAGAGCAAAGTCTTCAATAGTCCATACGGTTAAGAAGATTTGCTTCCAATCAGCAGCACCGTTCATGGCATAGGAAATAGTAGCCATCTTGAACACTACATACATGAAGAAAAGGATGTAAGTAACTCCTGGCCTCACTAACGCAGAAGCACTTGCAACCCATTTCCATGCACGCTTGTCTGCTTCACCTTGTTGCTTAAAGGCTTCACCGATAGCGTCTAGCGTATGGATGCTGTGATCTACGTAACGTTCCTCCATCCGATATTCACCTCTGATCTTCTCTAGATCAGTTTGTAGGGTAAACATCTTCAGTTCATGGTCACGTTCATTCTTCTTGTCAAAGAACTTCAGCACCTCGGGGGCTAGACGGAACAGACCACCGAATAAACTCCCGAGTAAGCCTCCACCAAATAGTTCTAGCATTAGTTAACTCCTGAAGCAACACCAAACATACGAGAATACAGAGTATCTACCGACTCAGGAGGAAGATTACCGGAACCTACTTGCTTAACTAACTTTTCCAAGTCCTTACGACGCATTGCTGATAATGTCTTGTCAGCAGCGTATCCTGTTCCTGCGATGCCTAAGCCAACAGCAGGGTTTGCAGCAGTCGTTAACAAGGAACCACCTGCAACGATCTGGCTACGCTCAGGGTTAAACCGTGCAGCCAACGACAACAAGGGGTCAGCAGAGCGTCCCTTCGCCGCTGCCTTGATTGCATTCTGTTCCCGTTCTGAGAACATACGCATCTTGTTCTTGTTAGCGACTAGGTTCAGCAACTGTCTGCGAATTAGTTCACCTTCCGAAGCCTTGGGATCAAGTGCCTTAGCCTCTGCTACATTCAAAGCATCTTCAAGTACCTGTGCGCGAGACAGGTTACGCCAATCTTTACGTGCTGCTACTACAGACTTAACCGCTTCGTCAATAGAGCCTTGAGAAGCCTTGACATCCCTAGCACCAATCTTAGCAACAAAGTTATCTAGTTCATCCACAGCAATAGAAGCAAGTCTACGTGTTGCAGCATCTTTGTCTGACCGGAGTTCATTCATCTTAGATCGCATCTGTTCAAGACGATCAAAGGAAACGTTACCCTTACCTGCCATCTCTTTCCAATCTTCCAGTACCGTAGCGATAGGCTTGTGGGTATCAAGTTTAGGGTTGAGGTTTGACTTCAGTAACGTATTCTCTGCTTCTCCGATCATGTCGGAGACACTGCTGTTCTTCAGTTCAATACCTTGACTAGACATCTGCGCATAGCGTTCCTGAGCACGTTTCTTGATGTCTGCCAAAGAAGGTAGCGGTGTTTTATTCTGTGCTCCTTGTACTGCCTTTCCTGCAATACTTCCTGCTGGAAGACCTAAAGCAAGAGCAGCAACAAGACCGGCTACAGGGCTTTCCGTTTCCTCAGTAACCTTTTCCGACACAGGAGCAGCCACAGCGCCTGTTGCCCCTGAAGCAGCTACTTGAGCCGGTACATTCTTAGTGAACGGTTGTAGCAAAGCACTGCCAGCCTTCTTAGCCACATCCGCTAAAATCTTAGTACCTCCAGCAGCCTCTAAACCGGCACTGAGAGCCTTTTCAGCGGTAGTTGAAGGCTCTGGTAGTCCTGCCTGTGTCATAAGCCCTTGTAGGGCCTGTGAGGGCAGTTGCATAGTCTTCCCGCCCATAGCAGCACTAGCAAGATTACCCAAAGCCACAGGAGCGTCTGCAAGCATAGCAGGAAGCCCCGCAACAGCATTGATGCCTGCACGGGCAGCAAGACCGACACCGCGCCCTAAACCTCCTTGCGGTTGCTTTGGAGGCGTGTCCCAAACAACCTCATCATCCCATGCAATATCTTCAGCCATTATTTGTACTCCCGAGTACCGTCAGCGTACTCAATCACTTTCTTTCCGGCATTTGGGCCTGCTTTAACTGTACCTGTACGGACAACTTTCTTGTCTGTCTCTTTATCTTCAGCAGGAAGTGTGCCTTGAACAGTAGACAACCAACGGGAATAGTGCTTACGTACTTTATTCAGGTTTTCCGTTAACTGTTCCTTGCTTTGTCCCATATCAAGGTTTGCTAAGGTTGCTTGCAAGAACTCTAGTTCCTTTACTGCAATACTTCCTAGCGCACCTCCTGTTGGAGAAGCAGCCCGCATATCTTGAAGTTCCTTGAAACCAAGACTTGCTTTGATAGTATCAATGTTCTTAGCAATGTTGTATGCTTCAGTACCCGGAACAGTAGAGGATAACTTACCTGCAAGTCCTGAAGTCAGTCCTCCCACTTTAGGAGTTACGTTGTCTAAGATACCAATGATGTTCTTGGCACGAGAAGTCTCAAGGTCAATCATTCCTTGCTTCTTGGAAGCAGTTTCTGAAGCCTTCTCCTTCAACGCATCAATCTTTGTCTGCAACAGTTCCCGTTGAAGGTCGGTAGTAGCACCTTTTTGCATAGAAGCCAGAGCACGTAGTTCCTTTTGAGCCTCAATACGCTGCATTTGCATCTGCTGTTGGAACTCTTGCCTAGATTTCTCTGCTTCTTTCTTAGCTTCTAGTTCACGAGTTTTCTGTGCTTTAGTTTCCAGAACCTTTAGAACTTTGTCAGGATCGCCGTATTTAGACAGAACCGCCATTCGTTGTTCATCCGTGGCTTCATCGGGAAGTGCTGCAAGTTCTTCACGAAGACGTACTTCTCGGAGGTTCTTAGCACCCTCGCGTACCGCTTCTTCTCGAACCTTCGCTGTTTTTGCTTCTGTCTCTTGCATACGAGACTCAGCCTCTGCTGCTTTCATAGCCATCTGCATTGCCTGCTGCGCCATAGCAGGGTTGACTTGCTTCAGAGCCTGCGCATACTCCATCAAACCTTTAGAAGTAGAAGTATCAAACTGACTAGCCAAAGCACGTAACTGACTAGCCTGTTCAAGAGACAAGCCTAAGTTCAGAAGACCAAGATACGGATTATCTGCCATTTATCCTCCAAAGAGTTTACCAAGCAACTGTGATACAGGGTCTTGCAATGCTGAGATGCCGGTACTTACTAAGTTACTTCGTGCTTGGTTATTTGCGTTGGCTGCTTGCATCTGATACGCAGCAGCTTGCTGTGCAGCAGCCGTAGACGGACTACCTAGAGCAGTTCCTTGCTGTAGTGCATTCAAGCCTTGATTCTCGATATTCGTTGCTTGCTGGAATGCAGTACCGAAAGGAGCAAACGCAGCCTGTTGTGCATTGTAGCCACCAGTACGGAGGTTCAATGCACCACCTAAGAGTCCTTGACCAAAGGTAGCTTGTTGCTGACCCATCTGCTGTGCTTGAGCAGCAAGACCGGCATTACGTTGCTGTTGTGCGTTGAAGAAGGCTTCCATTGCAGGATTAGCAGCCCGTAAGCCAGGAACACCACCTACGCCGCTTGTAGCGCCCATAGATAGCCCTTGCGAGCCTCTTTGGAACTGTGTGTTCTGCAACTGTGCAAGAGCACGTTCGTCTTGAGGTGCAAGCAGTGCCTGTTGTCCTTGCATCCACTGCTGTGCAGCCGCTTGCGGGCTTTGTGCAAGGTATTGGTTACCTAAGTTAAACAAACCCTGTGAGGCTTGATTAACTTGGTTCTGGAAGGCTTGTTGCTCTTGTGTCTGTGCGAGTGCTCCGCCACCGACACCAAGAACTGCCTCCCGCATCGCAGCAACATCAGGCGCTACTTGGTAAGAAGCACCAGTAAGCCGACCATCAGGGCCATAGGTGAAGCCGCTGCGACCGAAACGAGTAGTGATGCCCACAGGACGGAACTGACTTGCTTGAGCAGCCGTATTAGCAGCGTTGGTGTTTGCATTAGCAGTTTGGTTAGCATTGTAAATACTTCCTGCTGTCGTCAGAGCAGTTCCAAGAAGGTTACCCCAATTGATATCAGCCATTAGTAAGTACCTCCATCAATAGTGCCTGTAACTGTACCTGAAATATCCAAGTTAACAACTGAGGTAGTTCCTGTGTGGATACCATTGTTAGCATCAGGTTTAGATGCAATAGCATCCTCAATGTTTTCTAGTTCAGTATTAATTTCTGTGCCTTTGATGATCTTAGACGGATTACCT